GAAAGCCGCCGCATTATTTTTTGTTTTCGGATCGGTGAGGTGTTGCATAACCTCTTTGATACTCGGGTACTGGTTGGTGTAACACAGGTACGCGCTGTTGCTGGTGATGTTAACTCCGCCACCGCTCAAGGAGCCTCGCTTGGTTGCACTCCGTGCCGAAGCTACCAACTCAATCGGACGACAGGAGAACATCTGACTGGTCAGGCCCTGCTGGGTGTGCCGGGTAGGACCACGCCGCGTGTAGAAAACCTGTCCGGTCTTTTCGCAGTTGACCATACCCAACGGGAACGGTCGGTACTTGTTGAAGTGAGGCGAGTTGGCCATCTTCCGAACGATACCAGCGTCCTTGTTGCGTTCGAGCCACTTGTCCATCGCTTCACCGATACACGAAGTACCGGGTTCGTCGTCGTAGTACTCGTAAGGGATACCGTGAAGCCGGGTGTGCGTCAGCCCCCCTTTCTGGCCCAGTTTGTCCAGATAGATTCGGAAAATGCCATCAGCCTTGTGGTTCTCGATAGCAAGAACATAGTAAGGTTCACCGTCGTACATAACGACAGAGTGAAGAAGCCGCATCCGGGCTTCCTTGATGGTTTCGTAGAAATTCTTGTGATTTGCCATGTCAGATCGTCCTCAGCGGGAAAGGATAATTCATAAAGAGAGCTTTGTCTCTCTTACCGTTGTTGATGCTCTGCACCAACCTGTCGTTGAACTTGTACTGAGCCACGGTCGGGTTCTCAGCGTCTTCCGGCATGAAGTGGCTTGCCATCTGCGAGAGTGCAGTTTGCATCCGGTCCCACACCCAGCGGCGATACCGGGGTTCCATCACCCAGAAGTTACTAAGGACACGATACTCCGTACCGTAATCCTTGAACCGCATAGCACCAGCCTTGCCGTACAACTTACGACGAGTGTTGTCGCGGTCGATCTCGATGGACGGGGCACCGAGGTACCAGTCAAGTTGTTTCACCAGATCACAACAAGCCTGAATGTGGTCCTCGTCCGACAGGTCAGCACCTTCGGTCCACCCGAAGTGGATGTGACCAGCAGCCGTACGCATACGGGGGATGGCCTCGCCGTCGGGCGGCATGTTCATCGTGTTGGTCCACGCGTTGTAGTCCGGGGAGCACCCGAGTTCCTTGGCGTCATCGGGTACGTTGTCCCACACCTTCTCGCTGAAAGTCATACTGGGTGCAGCCATCAGGCTGTGACCGCGAGGAAGACGACGCTTGAGTTCGTCGAGTACGGTGAGGGTGTTGATTTCCCACTCCTTGTACGACTCTGCCGGTTCGATGTTGAACTCAGCGGCCATACCGTCACGCTGCAAAGCGCCACACTTCACCGGCTCGGGGTTGTCTTTCGTCCCTTCCAAGAAGGTAGGGCAAACACCCTCACCGTTCTCATCGACGACGAACAGTTCAGGGTCCGACCCGAACTTCATATCAGGGAATGCTGCTAGTGCCATAGTTTAGTTCTCCTTACTTTCTTGTTGACTGTCAAGCAGTCTTACGGTTGTCGTTACCGAAGTATTGTTCGTAACGTACGGGATCGGCAAAGACGATGTTCCGGTGGGCTTCACCGGAGCAACACTTCCCGACAAGTTGATCGGTACGCTCCCAGATGATTGTACCGAGATCGTCGTACAGCACGTCTCCTCCGCACCAACTGCATCCGTAGGCTGCAATATCACGGAAATCAGTTTCATCAATGTAACCACCAAAAGGCTTGTTACTATCACCACTAATCTCCGTAAGAGGAGGGGAGTTGTTACTGGAAAGGGTTGTACCCGTAGAGGAACTCGAGGTCTTGTTCGACTGAACGTTCCCCCCCTGAAAAGGGGCACCACCGACCGAAGTCGAGGAGTACGTGTACTTCTTGCCTTTAATCTCTTCGGTTCTCCAGTCGGGCGGAGCCTTCTTGCCCTTCTGCTTGAGTTCTTCGAGGTCGATGCTGTACAGGGTGTCGTTCTCGACAGGGAAGATCGAGTACTCGTCTTCGTCTGCCCACAATTCCCAAGGAGCCTTCGACGAATCGACTGCTGCTTGGATCATCCAACTCTCGGAGGCCCAGATAATCTTGGTCAACTCCTTGTTGTAGGCGTACCACAGCGGACGGTGCTGGTTCTTCAAGAAGAAAAGCTTCTTCTCGTGAGTGTCGAACCACGTCAGTGCCCACGCACCCTTCTGTGCCGTGTTACCTTCTTGGATCATTTCGATGGTGTCTTTCACACCAATCTCGTTGATCGCGTTGAAGATGGCGGCACTGTCAACATCAGTGGTGGAGTTCGTTTCTTTGTCGAGTTCGTTCCAGTCGCTCTGATGAAGAGTACCGTTGTGGGCACCCACGATGTCACCGAACTGGAAAGGGTGGGCGTTGAGGCCGTTCACCTTACCAATCGTTGCTGCTCGGTTATGTCCGAGGAACACCTGAGACTGGGCACCGTTGATACCTACGTCAAACCGCTTCATACCGAACAGATCGACAGGGTGGCTGGCGAGTTTCAGAATGTCGGCTTCACCGCTGTTGCGAAGCCAAGCTACGCCTGTACTGTCGGTTCCTCGGAAGTAATCAAAGACAAGGAGCCGCTTGAGAAGCGATTCGTCTTTGAACTCAAGGTCACCTGCTACACCTACTAGTCCACACATATTATGATTTCTCCGTTTTGAGTTCTTTGATCTTGGGTCGATTCTCAAGAATGTCCTTCTTGAGGCGGCGCACCCTGTCGCTCGTAAGCACGAGGTCCGGGTTCTCCACCAGAAGCTGCTTCATGGTTTCGAGCACCCAGTAACGATACTGAGTGTAACGACGATACTCCGGGTGCCCTTGGACACCGAAGAAACAGGCGTCACGATAGAAGAACGCTTCAATGTCGTCGTTCTTACCGTTAGCCATGACGGTCGGGGTGGTGTACCGACGAGTCGAGCGACCGTGGATGGTACCGAGAAGCGTCATGCCATCGTTCGGGCGAACCATCTGGTGGTGCACACTGGAGATCGACGGGATGATGCGGTTCTCTTCGACAAGCCACATACCGTGTTCCGAGTTGTGGTTGTCAACGTCCTGATAAAGCTTGCCGCCCATCATAACGTGACCGAACTGTGCACCCCGGCAGATGCCCATCATGGGTACACCGTTCTCGTAACAGTACTTCCACAGTTCACGGTCAGCCTTGTCTCGGGCGGGGTCGCACCGGGTACTGCTGTGAGGAAGTTCACCGTAAAGATGAGGCTGTACGTCTGCACCACCACCGAAGATCACGATGTCAGCGGTTTCAACACTCTCAGCCTTACGGCACTTACCACCGATCATCATCATTTCAGCGATAAGACGCTCTTCGACGGTGTTGTCGGCTGCGATGAAAACCTCAGCCCAAAGGTCGGGCCAGTCGGTGTGACTTCCTCGGCGTATCTGTACGACGTGAGGGTTTGCCGCCTTTTTGGGTTGGGGTTTGTTGTTCTTCTTGTTTCGCTTTGTCACGCTGTTCTCCGTATCTGCGTTCGTGTTGAGCCGTAAGTGCTACAGCCAGAAGATGAAGGTGCCGGAAAGCATCCTTGTCGTGGCCGAACCACCTACAGGCGTCAGCCTCGTAGAGCCTGTCTTCGAGGGTCATAGGCGGGGTGTACTTTGGTTGCGATTTTTTCCAGAAGCTCATTTCACACCCTGTCTCCTTTCTTTTGGGAGTTTGAGAAGCGGGTCAAGCCACCGACCCCCACTCAATCGTTCTTCACCTCACTCTAACGGTGGTCCGGTTTTTCACGCCTTACACTCGTTGTGTGCTCGACATCGCATGGGACGTTAAGAGGTATTACGACTGACAACCCAAAGGCAGTATGATTTATGATCGGTGACACATCTGCCACTCACATCTACAGGGACTAACACTTAATGTAGGGTTGATCGAGTGAGAGGACTTGAACCTCTCTTTACGGGTTACCACTACGTCGTGGCCAAACCCGCTTCTCACTTGTAACGGCGCTGTTAAGCAGCCGTGTTGGAAACCTTCTTGGCAACCGTACCAGAAGCGAAGGGGGCAGGTTTGGAGGCTGCCTTCTTCGGGGCGTCCGTGGACCGCTGGCTGGCAAGCTGCTGAGGTTCCTTGGAACGACGACCGGCAAGAGTAATCGGGATTCCCTTCTCTTCCAGCTCCTCGCGGCTGTAGAACACATCCTTCGGGAGGGTTTCCCAAAGTTTCGTGTGTACCTCAGCCTGATCGGAGGCCAGTTTTTCGGGTTCCGTGACGTGTTCCCACGCTTCGGGTACCACCCGGTCCATTTCAGTCCACGCGGCGGGAGGAGTGAACGGGTCTTTGATGCGGCCACTGGAAATGTTACGGAACAGGGCGAACAGGTAGTTCGGTTTCGGCGATGATTTACCCGTAAGGCTGCTGCCTGTGTACACCGAGTTGTCGATAGCACGAACAAACTCGAAACCCTCTTCCTTGAGAATCTTGAGCCACTTGTAGCCCACACTTCGCTTGTTCGTCACCTGCCACTCGGTCAGGATAGCGAAGAAGGCGTGGTTGGCCATGTCGTTGCCGTTGAAGGTTCCGTACCGGAGACGCTGGCGGAAGATTTCACCGTGGGTGAGGCCCGCAAACTTGGCCCCTTTACGACCCTTGGGGTCATTGGATGGGAACTGGACAGGGTTGCCACCGTCACCGCCTACCAGCTCGATGCTGGCTGGCTGGTCGGGATCGACCTTGAAGTTCTGGATGATGTCTGCTGCACAGCAGCCCCAGTAAGCACCGGGGATACTGCTACCAAATCGAAGAAATTCCATCTGTTTCTTACCTTTCCGTGTTGAACTTTAACTGACCAGTGTTGTCGAGAGGAAGCCCGAACTCAGGGTTAACACCTGAGCACCGGACTAAAAGTCCTGTGGACTTGAGGATGCTAATCACGTAATTTTGAGAGCTGTTGTTGTTTGCAACGTCCCTCACCCGCAATTCGACAGTACCGTCTGTCTCACTGAGGTAAAACTCCAGCTCTGGCGGTTTTTTCTCCGGCCCGGGTTTCGACGCAGGAGCACAGACCCGAGCGAATATCTTTGAGAACTTAATAATAAAGCCTTTCTTGTTGTTACGACAACAGAGCAACGAGGTTATCAAAAACCAAGGTTGCGCGATGACGATCGTGATACGGCAGGAAAATAGTGTTCCCGTTGTGGAAGTGGTCGATAGCCGTCTTGGTGCCGACCTTCTTGGTGAAGGTGTCAACCGTGTGGGTGAGGGCCGTGGCAATCTCGATACGACGACCTTTCACCTTGTAGGCGAAGGTAACACCGCGATGCTGTTCGTCTTCACGAACGTGGAAAATGTTTCCACCTTCCTTGCGAAATTCTTCGACCAGTTCGGTGTTGTCGATGGGGTCAGTTTTGACTTTCTTTTCGGTGGTAGTTTCAGTCATGTGGTTCTCCTTGCTTAACCGGATATATCTTGACATTCAGTAATGTCGAAGGTTGTGGTCGCTTCACCGTTGCTTAAAATCAAACTAAGGTTGGCGGAGTAGTACCCGTTGTTTTCCCCGTACCCCGGTACACTAACAGGATGTCCGTTGGTCGGTTTCAGACGGATACCGTAATCTTCTACCCTCTCGAAGAAAGATCCGTCAGACGAGAGGTCAAACTCTAGGCCGTCGAAGTCAGATAAAGACAGGTCCTTGAACGTGAGGTAGTGGTGTTCACAACAATCTGGTTCGTGGTCAGACGACAACTCCGAACCATCGTCGAACGTTAGCACGTCTTCACTGACGTTCGTTACTTTTGACGCCATAAAAAGTTCCTTTCATTTCATGCTGTTATCATTTTTTACTTGACAAATCTGAAAAACGTGGTATAATATCCTTAAGGAACACCGTCCCTAAAGATATACACTAAAGAGATCACGAAGAAGAGCGTCGAAAGGGGGCAGTCTTCTTCTTAACCCCCTCTTTCTTCATCCGTTCCTTGCACATCTGGTGATAGGCAGGGTCCATCCGAAGCTGGTAACAGACGACGTAGTTACCCGAGTTGCTGTTGTACCAGCGATTGACTCGTTCGAAACCTTCTGCTTCAAGGATCGGGAACCACTTGGTTTGGGGGTTCTTATGTTGGACCGGCGCTCCGGGCAGCTTTGAAACCTTTCCGTCCGCTCTCGCCTTGGCAGGCCCATCTGCCAGAGTTACCTGAACGATACCGTACGGGTAATTCTTTCGGAGTGCTTCCAGTTGGGCGTGAAACCGCTCTTTCATCGTCTGAGCCGGGAAACTCACCTTCACCGCATCCATGTTACGATAGCCGTGGTTACCCCCTACCTGCCCGCTTTCGTGAGCAGACACTCTGAAGTCCGGGTCATAAGAAAACCCGTACAGGTGCTTCAAACCGCAGCAGTTGCCACCGTCTGCAACAAGCCGTATCGTCATACTGTTTCTCCTTCGAGCGTAGCGAGGTGGGCGTTCGCACCTTTCTCCTCACCAGTGTGTTTGAGCCAGTCACCACCTTCAACGAGGTTGTCCTCGGGAGGCTCGCCGTTGTAAACGTAGATGATGTCGTCACCGTACTGCTGGCGGGTGTACAGCGACGTTTCAGGGGACTCTTCGTTGTACCCCTCGTAACGGTCGAGCGAAGAGAGGTGGGCGTCGTCCTTGACTTCGACACGCTCGGCGATGATCGTACCGTTTCCGGGGCGGATACCGGGGAACCACCCGAGGTTGAACATCTGGAAACCTTCAACTTTTACGGTTTCACCGAGGCCGGGGCGCAGGGTGCCGTACACCAGTGCTGTTCGTTTCGTCATCAGAACGTCACCTCCATCTTGTCACCCTCGTAGATGGGTTTAGCGTTAATGTACCGACCGAGGATACCTTCCAAAGTGGTGATCTGTCCTCCGTACTCACGACAGACACCTCCTTGGATAACCATAAGAGCGGTGCCATCCTCGTTTCTCATGAGCAGTCGGTCCCCATAGAGGACGGCCACCAGCTTACGTTCAGGTGGTTCGTAGCCTAACTTGTTGAATTTCATGGTGTTTACCTTCCTTAATTATCGGTGACAGGTAACGCAAGCCGTATGAAAGTGCGAGGAGTTTCTTCCTCGTACACCGGGCTTTCGTGGATGCAGTCAGGAGACAGTAAGTACCCCACGTCACCTTCGAGAGTGTGGGGGTCAGGGAGGGTTGCGTGAGACAGGTCACCGTCTTCTTTCGGTGTCACGTCGAACTCCCCTTCCCACGCTTTTGCCCCTCCTTCTGACGCAGCGATGATAACCGACATGCGTTCGAGAGGAACACCGTTGCAGTAGTGGTTCCACCCACCGCCACCACCACCCCACCGTTTAAGGTTAGGGTAGAAGCACCCGTCAACGTGAGGGTGCGGACGACGTTGAGTACCACCGGCAGGAACGTTCTTCTCATCCACGGTGAGGTACGCAGTACCTTTGAAAACTCCTGCCCTTTCGAGCAGTTTCTTCACAGGTTCCAAGTAATCCGACAAGAAGTCGGGCAAGGAAGGAGACGCAGCGTCAACCTCTTGCATGTAAACCTGCCTACCACCCGAAGGGCAAGGCAAGGCTACAGGGCAGAGAGGTTGGAACCAGCTTCTAAGCACGCTACCCCCCTAAACTGACCGCGACGGTCGAGAAAGTTGACGAGTGATCGTACCCGTAGGTCTGCCCACCGATGCACTTGATGTGCCCGTCCTTCATCGGGACGAGCGGGGTGGGTTCCGTCTTGCGGCGGATACGACCGAGAGAGATCAGACGATCACGTTCACGGCGGATTTGACTGCGACGAACACGGTTTTCAGCAGCGTTCCACGCCTCGTCGATGAGGCCGTCGTCGGAGATTTCCTTCATGGTCTTGCGGGGCATATCAGTTCTCTTCCTTCTTCTTCGGGAAAGGCCAGCGAGCGAGGCCGACCGGCTTGCCGTTGTCGTCGCGAGGGGCTTTGGACACCACGTCACCTGTCGGTGAAACGATGTCACCGTCGCGGTCGCGGTAGTACCCCTGATTCTTCATGGCCTGCTTCTGGATGCGGCGGAGAAGACTGCTCATGCGATGCGCCCCTTGTCCACGTTCCGCGAGCCGAGAACACCCGTCGGGATGATACGACCCTTGTACAGAACCGGCGGCAGCGCCGTGTCACCGAACATCGAACGCATCTGGTTCTGGGTGTGCTTGAGGTCTTCCGGGGTTACCGGGCGGCGACCCCTACGTTCGTTCGATTCAAGAACAACAGTACTCATGGTATTTACCTTCGTAAGTGGCTGTAAAACAAGGACAAACTCACCCTCAACAGCCGGTAAGGGAGATTTGTAACTGGGGCTTACTTGAAGAAATATACGTACCCGGCGAACAGAACAGCCGTGGAGACAAACCTAACAAGCAAGTTCTTCTTGGTCATTGTCCGAGAAATGTGATCGCTTGGTAGGTTCTTCCACATAGGTCACTCCCGTTTGTACGCTTCCCTGCCACGCGCTGCCATGCGCTCCGTTTCACGCACGAACTTCTCGATCTTCCACAGCGTGTCGCCGAGTATGTACAGCACGACGAGCAGGCTCACGGCGAAGACGATGATTGCGAGGGTTTCATGCACCGTAGGCATTGTTGATCACTCCAAAAGCTGCGAGGACGAGGAGGACGACGACGACCATCGTGGCTTCGATCTTCACGTCTTCGTTTGGGTCGAGTAGCATGGCATTTCTCCTTTGTTTTCAACCTGTTGCGGGATTCCATCCAACCGGAACACGAGGAGGAAGATCGACACCGCAGATAGCAGCATCAACAGAAAGAACGTAATGTCTCGGTCATGCCTGTTCATTTTTAACTCCTTTTCAGGTTGACGGAAGTAACGGGTCCGGTACGTCGTTGCTTACCCCTATTATTTCGTCGGGGCTTAGACACCCTTCTCCTGAAACCCGTTACCGTGTCTCCCCGTTAGAAGGGGAAAACGAGTTACTTCTTGGAACGCTGCTGAATCTTCTTCTGACGTTCGCGGAAGAGGGCTTCACGCTTGGCCAGCGTCGAGGCTTCCTTCTTCTTGTAGATCGGGGCGGCACGCTTGCCGAAAATCTGGTCGAGGTTGCCGTTCTTGTACTGCTTCCGGCGGCGACGTGCGGTGCGAGCGACACTCATGTTCATTCTCCGTTGTTGAAAGGGTTCGTTGCAACGATGCTCTCACAGAACGGGAAAGCATCTTCTTCGTAGGCGTAGAGAGGCTGGGAGGTATCCCCAACACCCTCACACCCGTGTCCTACAAGCGTAGGAAACTCAGGTTCACTGTGGTCGTGAATGTCAGAAGTCCAGACGAAGGCGACATAGAACAGGACGCAGAGCATGACGAAAAACAGGGTGTACTCGATGACGTAGCTGTGCTTCACTGTTCGTCTCCTGCGCTAAGCCTTTGTATAAACACATGGGAAAGGGCGACACCTGTTAAAGTGCCACCCTCTCGTGATGTGCTTACGTCACGCCACTGTAGTGACGCTGTTACGCGGCGGCCTTGGCCTTGGCGCGAGCCTTCTTTGGCGTTTCAGCCTTCGGGGCCGGCGTGTCGTCGTTCTCCGGCTTGACGCGGGTGAACTTCAACGTCGTCAGCTTCGCGGACATCGCTTCCGCCGACGCGAGGTCAGTTTCTGCGATCTTTCCGTCTTCGGCCATCTTGTGGATGCGCTTGCCGAGCTGTTCGACCATACGCATCAGGTCCTCGAACGTCTTCGCTTCTTCGGGCGGACGTTCCTTCTGGAACTCCCAGAACGGCGTCGAGGCCGCACCTTCGAGGTTCCACTGGCCGGGCTTGTCAGCCGGTGCCAGCTTCTTGTAGTCGAGATTGAACCCGACCGAATCGCCGCTTTCGCGGAGGACGATGGTAATAGGCGTGAAGGCGCTTGCCCACGCGACCATCTGTTCTGCCCACGACGACGGCATTGCGCGACACAGCTTGGTGAAGCGGGTACAGTCGCCCGAACCCTGACAGTCGTTGGAGACAGCTTCCGGCGCACAGTGATACAGCATCATCATGGCGATGTTGTGTGCGTGCTGCCTAAGAGCGTCACGCGACTGCACGAAGGTTGCAATTTCCCCGTCGATCTGGCGAAGGGTAATGCGGTTGGTTTTCCGAGTCTTAGTCATTTTCGGTTCTCCGTATTGGTATTGTGATGACCTAGCAAAGACCTTGCTAGGGGAGAACCTACGCACCGCGACTAGGGTTAGAGGATACGCGAACGCGCGATTTCACGGGTCAGCCGATAAGCCTCCGTGATGTTTCCGACCATGACAGTTTCACTGTCGGCAGTCTTCGCCTTTTTCAAGGCGGCGATTGCATCGTTGATCTTTTCCACCTCCAAACGGGAGGCAGCGCGAGGAGCCAGCTTGCTACGGCCACTCCCCACTTGCAAGTTAGGGTTGATTTTCTGGTGTGTGCAACGGTTTCCCATAGACAATTCCTTCCAAGGGTTGTCGCCGCACGTAGGTTCACCACTAGCAAGGCGGCCAAAGGCTCACTAGGCGGCCCGCTTTCGCAGGCTCACCCCTTAAGCGTATCCGGCGTATCCTGCCGAGTACAAGGATTGTTCTATTGAGTAGTCAATCAACCCGTGTTGACGGGCGAAGCGATTGGCCATCTCTCTATCGGGGAAAGGCATCCGGCGTTCACTGCTGTCAGTTACGATAGCGTAAACGTTAGGAGCAACCTTGACGTTGATGAAATAGATGTAGTGCACAGTTAAAGCCCTCTAAGTTGTTGCGCCTAGAGAGCCTTCGACCACACTTGCTAAGTGTTTCTTGTTTCGGGGGAATTGCCGCGTCCGCAACAAAGGCTGCCCGAAGGCTCCCCCTAGCCTAGCTTGATTTCAGGGAGCACGGTCCCCTAGCTAGGCGTCAAAATCCGGTTGACGGGTTTGTCAAACCCTACTGATAGCCCTTGCTAGACCCGTCACGTTACCGCCGACCTAGTTATGCGTCCCCGCACCACACCCTACTTATGTTTCGAGTGTGTTACTGGCACAAGGCGCACCACGCTTGCTATCCCGTAGCTTCCCCTAGCTAGACGCTCGCACCCTAGGCGTTACCCTAGAATCGTCCAGTATCCCGCGACACACCGCAAGCGGCTAGCATCCGAGTACCTTAAGCGCCACCTAAAGCAAGGGGCTATGAACACGAAAGACTAGGCAAGCCCGTTTGGGTGTCCCGCTTTCGATGACCCCCTTAGACACCATTCCCGCCCCCTTGTCAATCACTGTTTGTTGCGTATTTCCGTGGTTCTGTGGAACATTCTTGCGTGATCGCCCCCCTTTCGTGAAACATTCTTTCGTTGTGCTGGGTTTGTTCTAGTCATTTTGAAACATTGTTGCGTGAAGGGCATGTTTGAACGGTTCATCGCTAATCTAGCACGGTTCATCGCACGTTTGTTCCGCTGTTCTCGTTGTGTTCCTCTTTTGATCCCCGGGGGTGCCCCCTTGCCTTTTGTTCCCGGTTTGTTCTTTGGTGAAGGGGGGGTGGATGGAACGCCCGCGCGTATGGGAGGGTTTGGAGGCCCACTCTTGGATTTTATAAAAAATTCACTGTAGAGCATAAGGTCGCATGACCGTTTGTACGTCAGTGCTCTTCTAAGACCCCTAGGATTGATTTTGTGGGGTGTTAGGGTATGTGGGTACCAGACGGCCCCCTTGATGCAAAGGATGACCCCTTAGAATCCATTCTAGTAGTAAAAGAACAATCAAAGAGAAGGGACCTCCCGCGCTTTGCCGGTCGGCCCTGCCCCAAGCTGGACCCCTTCCCTAAACATTCTTTAATAAACTCTTTAGTATTTATCTTCTTTATTCTAATCTTCTTATATAACATTCTTTAAAGAGAGATATTATATACTAGAATCACTAAAATGTCAAGTCTTTTTTCGTTATCCATCTTTTTTGTTGTTAATGTACGATTTTGCTTGACAAACTTGGTTGATTATGTTATAATATGGGTATAGACGAAAAAGGATTATTCATTTTATGTCATTTACAGCTATCGAAGCAAACAAGCTTCTAGACGAAGAAAAGATTACGAAGACTGAGATTGAAGCTCTTGTGTCGCTCCGTTCTGGCGGTATCGCTAAGGACGTCGAGGACAGTGAAGAGTTCCAGAGCCTCAAGGCTATGGGGCTTGTCCAGCTCATTCCTCTGTCGCACCCCCGGTCAACTCTGTCGATTCCGGCTTACGTCCCCAGCGAGGCTGGTGTGACGATGCTGAACGAGATTGACAAACGTTACCGTCGCAATTCGGACAAGTCGGTCCGAGCTTGGGCCAACGCACCGGAAGGTGTGAAGGAAAAAACCGTACGGACGCCCATCGACAAGGACACTCCTGTCGCGGTGGCCGAGGCTTCAACCAAGAAGAAAGCTCGTAAGATCGTCAACGAAAAGAAAGATGACTAATCACACACACAACGGAGTAACTAACTTTGGCTTACCTCAAAAAGGGTCAAGAACCGCCTAAATCTGGAAAGGGTTCTAAACTCTCTGCCAAGATGCGAGCGTTTGTTGATGAGTTCATGGTAACCAAGAACGCCTCCGAGGCTTGCATCAAAGCAGGCTACAAAACAAAGAACCCGACGAGGATGGGCACCGAACTCATGAACCATCCTCTCGTCGCGGCTGAGATCGAAAAGCGAATGCAAGAACGTTCCGACAAAGCTGAACTTCGAGCAGACTACCTTATCAACAAATTAGTCGAGATCATCGACGACCCCGAAGAGCGAACTGCTGACACGCTTCGAGCAATCGAGCTAGCAGGTAAGACTCTCGCACTCTGGCGTGAACGTCAGGAAATTACTGGTGCAGACGGCGGTGCCGTAGAACTCGAACAGAAAAAGATTGAAGAAGATGCAGCAGATTTCACCCGCCAGCTATCTCGCCTCGCTAAGCGAGCCGGAGAAGGAGAAGTGGTTAAATTCCCTGACCCCGGAAGCGAGAGCACAACTTAAGTGGAACTGGGAGTTCTGGGCACGACCCAACCAGCTACCGCCTGAGGGTGAGTGGAACAGTTGGATCGTCCTCGCGGGCCGTGGCTTCGGTAAAACCCGTATGGGTTCGGAGTGGGTTCGCAAACTCGCTAAAGAGAATCCGGGTTGCCGTATCGCCCTAGTGGCTGAGACTGCGGCTGACGCCCGTGACGTTATGATTAAAGGTGACTCGGGACTGCTTAACGTAGACCCCGAACTCGACGACGACTGTTGGTCGCCTACTAATCGCTGCCTTACGTGGCCGAATGGCTCGAAGGCTTTTACTTACAACGGTACGACGCCTGACCAGCTTCGCGGACCTCAGCACCACTTCGGGTGGGTTGACGAGCTTGCGAAGTTTGAGTACATGCAAGATGCTTGGGACCAGCTCCAGTTTGGTCTTCGTCTTGGTGAACACCCTCAGGTGCTTGTTACCACCACGCCTAGGCCGCTGCCCCTGATTAAGAAGCTGGTAGCTGACCCTGACTCTGTTGTAACCCGTGGGTCCACTTTGGACAACGCAGGTAACCTAGCAAAGAACACGGTCAAGCAGCTTTACGATAGGTACAGTAACACTCGTCTGGGTAGGCAGGAGCTTGAAGGTGAAATCCTTGGTGACATTCCCGGTGCACTGTGGTCCCGGACCCAGATTGATGAGTCCCGCGTTAAAGAAGCACCAGAAGACCTCGAACGTGTACTGGTTGCTGTCGATCCGGCGACCTCTTCCGAAGAGCGTTCGGACGAGAACGGAATTGTCGTTGTCGGACTGGCTCGTGACGAGGATGGCTATGCTAGAGGATATGTCCTAGAGGATGCCTCGCTTAAAGGCACGCCTGAGGACTGGGCCAAGAAGGCTGTTAGCCTTTACCGCAAGTGGTCGGCTGACAAGATTGTCGCCGAAAAGAACCAAGGCGGTGAAATGGTCTCGTCTGTCATTAAGGCTCAAGATCGCTCGGTGCCGGTCAAGCTTGTTCACGCAAGCCGAGGCAAAGTAATCCGAGCAGAACCTATCTCCGCACTGTACGAACAGAGTCGAGTACACCACGTCGGGATGTTCCCTAAGTTGGAAGATCAGATGTGCGAGTTCAGTATCGACAACGTACGTAACAGTTCGACAGGTTCGCCTGACCGAGTTGACGCTCTGGTGTGGGGCCTAACAGAAATTTTCGACAAGATCGCAGGACGACGTAGGATTACTACTAACTCCTCGCGCAACAACTCAACGGTGACGGTACCCGGTGGAGGTTACAACCCCTCTCGGTACTCGGACACTACCAACCCTAATGGATGGATGGCCGGATAACGGATATGTACAAAGAAGACGAAGAGAAGAAGGACCGCTCGGAAGCTAAACAGTTCGACGGTATGACCATTGACACTCTGTCTGTAGAAGGCCGCGCTGACGAGGACTACGTACCCGAGGGGTTCGAGTCTAAGGAGCTGTTCCTACAGGACATGCGTGAGAACTTCCAAGCCGACATCGACTACGATCAGGCTAACAGAGACGCCGCGATTGAAGACAAGAAGTTTGCTGCTGGTGAACAGTGGGACCCGATTGTCCTTGAACAGCGGCAAGGTCTTCCTTGTCTTGTCATCAACAACATTCCCCAGTTTACCGCACAGCTTGTGGGTGACTGGCGTGAAAGCCGTAAGGCTGTTAAAGTTGTTCCGAGTACGGACGAAGACACAGATGTTGCAAGCATTCGGGGTGACCTGATTCGCAACATTGAAATGCAAAGTCGCGCTGACCGCGTGTACGACAGTGCTTTTGAAAGCCTCGTACAGTGTGGTGACGGTGCGTTTCGTGTTTCTGTTGAGTACGCTCGTGATGACGTGTTCGATCAGGACCTGTTCATCCGACCTATTGAAGACGCACTAAGCGTCGTTTGGGATCGGTTCTCTATGGACCCCACTGGCCGAGACGCCAAGCGGGTGTACGTTAACGACCGTATTCCAAAGAAAGAGTACAACCGGAAGTACGGCGACGTCTCTCCCGGTGCTCTTGAAACTGACAACCTAAACAACACGACTTGGTGCGATGATGAGTCCTACCAAGTCACCGAGTACTGGCGGCTTATTCAGCGTCAGCGCTTGGTTGGCCTTTTCCCTAACGGAAAGGTCTTTGAACTAGAAGATGACAATCTCGAAGAGATCGTTGCTGCTAACGGTTACCCCGTAAAGACGCGTCTGACTTGGTGTTCTTACGCCCAGATGCACCTTTGCACAGGGTTCGACATTCTGGCTGGTCCTTACGAGTACCGCCTGAACCGTCTGCCTATTATCCGTATGAGCGGTCGAGTTACCAACGTCGGTAACCGCCGTATTCGCTACGGTATGGTACGGTTTATGAAGGATGCTGCTCGACTTAAGAACTTCTGGCGTTCTGTGGCTGCTGAACAGCTCGGCTACGCTCCGAAGGCTAAGTGGATGGCAACTCAAGAAGCTGTCGAAGGACGTGAAGACGACCTCCGTAAAGCTCACGTATCGCGTGACCCCCTGCTGGTCTTCAACGACGAAGCAGAGTTCGGTCGCAACGTACAGCGTGTCGATCCTCCGGGTATCGAAGCAGCTCTGCTAAGTGAAGCACAGACGAACGCTCAGGACATGAAAGATGTCACGGGTATTCACGACGCCTCACTGGGCATTCGTTCCAATGAAACCAGCGGTCGGGCCATCATGGCTCGTCAGCGTGAGGGTGACGTTGCGAACCTTACCTTCCACGACAACGCTAACGCGGCTGTTCTGGAATGTGGGGACGTAGCTAACCAACTCATCCCGCAGGTTTACGACGGTACTCGTGTGATCCGCACTGTCGGTGAAGACGAAGCTGTCAAGTTTGTAAAACTCAACGATCCAATGGACCCCAACGCAGTTGATCTGTCAGTGGGTATGTTTGATGTTGCGTTGAGTACCGGCACTTCCTACACCACCCGGCGTGTTGAGGCTGCTCAGGCTATGATGGATGCTATCCAAGTCTGGCCCGACCTCATGGGTGTTGCTGGTGACCTTGTTGCTAAGGCACAAGATTGGCCGGGTGCTGACAAGCTTGCGGAACGACTCAAGAAAACTATTCCTCCGCACTTCCTTGATGAAGGTGAAGAGGGTGGTGGTCTTGGTGTTACGCCCGAGCAGCTCTCTCAGATGCAAGAACAGCTCCAGAAACTCCAGATGGAAAACCAAGAGTACAAACTCAAGGAACACAACAAGGAGCGTGAGCTGGAGATTGACGCTTACAATGCTGAAACTCAGCGTATCCGCGCTCTGGGCGATCACGAAGTTGACGCCAACAAGTTGAGCATGGATTACTTGAAAACTGTTATCGAGGGTGCTAAAACCCTTGACGACCAAGACATTCGTCGCGATGAGATTACCGATAAAATGGAACTCATGCGGACGAAACAAAACTCGACACCAGCAGCTACTAACAGTGGCACCCAAGCTGCCGGATAAA